CATTACATCGGCACAATATGCACTTGGCCCAGACGGCTCAAACATGAGCATTACTATTGTGGTCGATGGTGAAACATTGTCTGTGCCTAACAACACTCCCGGCAACCGCCACTACGACGAAATCATGCGGCAACAGTCGGAAGGCTTGCTGACCATTGCGGACGCTGACTGATGAGCAAGCCTACCGTCACATCTATCAAAGCTGAACTGGACACCCATGAGGCGGTCTGCTCTGAACGCTGGAAGGAAACCATCCTGCGGATCAAGCGCATCGAACACATTATGATCGGCACGGCTGGCACCACCATTGTTTTGCTTATAGGTATTATTGTAGGAGGCTGACATGCCACACCTGTACGACCTAAACCCAAGCCTTCGGCCTGGCAAAGCTGCCGCGCCAAAGAAGCAAGCTGCCCCCAAGGCAGAGCCAAAGAAGCGTGGCCGGCCAAAGGGAAGCAAGAACAAGAAATGAATGATCCATGCGTTCCTTCTGTTCGTTTACATCGGCCTGGGTGAGGACAAGGCTCTCAAGTCTAATGACCTCTACTTCAGGTCAGTCGATGACTGCACCTATTTTGCCAAGAGACTACACGGCCAGGGTCTCACAATTACCGCGTACTGCCTGCCAGTACAGGTCGATCCCGAAAAGGTGAAGGTGTACTGATGGATCCAGTATCGGCAATGGCGACTGCGACGGCAGCGTTCTCAGCTTTGAAAAAAGGCTTCGCCATTGGCCGAGACATTGAATCTATGGCCAGCGATCTGTCGCGCTGGATGGGTGCGCTCTCTGATCTGGATCAGATGGAGCGCGAGGCAAAGAACCCGCCCATCTTCAAGAAGCTATTCGGTGGCCAAAGCGTAGAGCAAGAGGCCATCACAACATTTGCAAACAAGCAGAAGGCACAGCAGCAGAGGTACGAGCTGCAACAGTGGATCAGTCTGACAATGGGCAAGTCCAAGTGGGACGAGCTGGTGCATATGGAAGGGCAGATCCGCAAGCGCCGCAAGGAAACCCTGTACCGGCAAAGAGAGCGCCGCCGCAAATTTGTGGAGATTGTGGCTTGGATACTCGTCGCTGCTGTTGGGCTTGCAGCACTGACAGCTTTCATAATGTTGCTTAAAGCTCACTCGGCGCAAGCACAAGCAGCCAACGACCTGACAGTCTGCCGTCTAACAAAGTGTATGAAGATCGACAAGGACACTACAGCCTGCGTATATCGTGGTGCCTACAACACCCAAGAGACCCTGATGTTCTCGCCGCGTGAGTTCCGGCCACGCGAGTACCTGTGCCAGTGGGACATCGATCAGCCGCCACCACCGAATATCTATGACACTCTCAAAGCTATCAAGGAGAGCCAGGAATGACAGTTGAAGATGTTGCAAGGAAGATGCTCGAACTGAAAATTTTGCCACGATTTTCTATTTTGGTAATGACCGGCGTTTATGTGCGCTGCATTGAATGGGCATTATCTCAGCCAGATTTGTCAACGCAGCAAGCCAGCCTCATCAGCGTCGTCACCGGCGCGATGACAGGGTCGCTGGCGGTCTGGCTGAACTCGGAGAAGCACTGATGATACAGGCACTGATACCCGCCATTGCCGAGCTTGCCGGCGGCTGGCTCAAGGGCAAGGCAGACGAAAAGGCAGCGCAGTCCAGGGTCAAGGTCGCCAAGGCAGAGGCAGAGGCCGAGGTGATGAAGGTCGCCGCCACGCATGAAGCCGGCTGGGAAAAGATCATGGCCCAAGGGACTGTCCACAGTCTCAAAGACGAGTGGCTTGTGCTGCTGTTCTCAATCCCGCTGATACTCGCGTTCTGCGGTGAGTGGGGTAGGGGCATAGTTGCAGATGGCTTTGCAGCCCTTAGCACCATGCCGGAGTGGTATCAGTATAGTTTAGGAGTGATCGTAGCCAGCAGCTTCGCCGTGAGGTCAGCTACAAAATTTTTCAGGAAGTGAGCCATGAAGCTATCAAAAAACTTCTCTTTGCAAGAGATGACCAAAAGTCAGACCGCTCTGCGTAAAGGCATCGACAACACGCCGACGCCTGACAAGATTGAGCCGCTGACACTGCTGTGTGAGAGGGTGCTTCAGCCGGTGCGCGACCATTTCGACCGGCCTGTCACCATCACCAGCGGATACCGCAGCCCAGATCTTTGTGTGGCTATCGGTAGCAAGGTGACCAGCCAGCATACCAAGGGCCAGGCTGCTGACTTTGAAGTTTCAGGTGTGAGCAACATGGAAGTCGCGCAATGGGTAGCTGACAACTGCGAGTTCGATCAGCTCATCCTCGAATGCTACACCGGCGGCAACACTGGGTGGATTCATTGCAGCTATGTACATGAGCCGCGCAAGGAGCTGCTGACGTATGACCGCCAAAACGGCTACCGCAAGGGGCTTCTCGATTCCTGACCAGCCTGCATAAAAAAGCCCCCGCGCTGGGCGGGGGCAGGTGCTTGGAGGGAAAGGATCTTGCGTAAGATCACATCAATTCTATGTGACGCTGGTCTATGCGTCTAGCCCTGTTCTTCTCAATGATGGCCGTGATGTGAACCTGCACTGTCTTCTGGCCCTTGCCCATGAATCGCGCTAGCTGGCGCGTAGATGGCGTGTAACCGTATTCCCGCTGGTATACAGCTATGGCGTCATAGACGGCGCTCTGTGCGCCTGTGAGGGCCGGCATCAGTCCATCTCCTTGATGGTGAGGGTCTTGGCGCGTATTGTGCGCGCCGGCTTGGCAGGCGTCACCTTCTCAGGCTGTGCCTTGTAGTTGCGGGTCGGCCACTTGACCATGACCTTCTTGTTGCCGACCAGGCCGACAGCACCAGGCGCTTTACCGATGGTCTCCATCAGTGTTGTGGTGGCGTCCTCAATGTCTTCTTCTGCATTGGCCCTGTTGCGTTGTGCCAGCACGAGCTGCTCCAGCGCACCTGCCTCTTCAGTATCGGGGTCGATGTCCACCATAGGCAGGGACAGGTCCACAGAGCTGTACGCAATGGCGGCATCGCCTGGCGAATAGGCTGGGTAATAGTCTCGCTCTTTCCTGCGCCGCTCAAAGTCCAGGACAGCGTCGCGGATCTGCATCTGCACCACAGGGTCCGGCCTGTAGACGTAGATGTACAGGTGGACACTCTGGTACAGCGTGACGATGGCACCCCACCTAGCATGCGGGTAGCACATGAGCTGCGCCTGGAGCTGCAATGGACCGCGATACCAGCGCGGCTTCTCTGATGGCGGCGCTGATGTGAGCTTTGATTCGATGATGCCCACCTTGCCGGCAGTCTCAATGGTGCCGCCCTGGGGCAAGAAGATCTTGCGATCTGGGTTTGCCTTGATGAGGCGGGTGCCTTTGCCCCTGCCGTCCAGCGACGCGGCCAGTGGCAGATCCTTGTGCTGGTACGGCACAGTGATCTCGGTTTCGACATCGACCAGGTCGAGGCGTCTGGCACATTCCTCAATCATCGTGCCTTCCATGAGGTTGCCCAGGTAGGCTGGGTCACTCTCAACATACTGATCAACGTATGTGCCAGCGTCACGTTGCAGGAACTCATCCAGCAGCTCGTTCTGTGTGGCATACGGTGAAGCGTTCATAGCAACAGCTATCCTTGAAGCTGAAAGCTGTGAATCTGGGGTAAGTTTACCGACCATTATTTCATCTCCCTCAATCCAAAAAAGTTACGTTCCATCAGTGACGGCTTGATGATGCGGGGCTGCATGATGTTGCCCAACGGCGACCGTTTGCACTTGCATGGGTTGCCATGCTTGTCCGCTATGGTTTGGCAGCAACTCCAGTCTTCCCAGTGTTCCTCAAGAACCTTGAAGATCTGACCGTTCTCGGCACCGCCAACAAAGATATCCTCGGCATCATACTGACAGCTTGCGCCAGTGATCGCATACACCCTTTCAATGACATCGAACTCGGTGCGAAGGAAAAGTGTGGTCTCGTCTTCTTTGTCTACCATCAGCCTGCCCCCCCAAACTTGGCCATGAGCGCCCAGATGTTGTACTCGGTGGTGAAGAAGTTGGTGCCAAAGAAGATGCCGAGGAAGCCAATGAACAAGCCGCCGGCAATGTCGATGATGATACTACGCATGAATACCTCCTATGCGTTGATCAGGTTACGCACTGAGCTGGCATACCATTTGCCACCCATTGCGGTAGGGATGTCGGCATCGTTCAATGCCGACGCGATAGCGCGCAGGGACTGGCCTGCATTACGCAATGCTGTGATGATTGGCATAGCCTGCGGCGCGACCTTGGCGGTAGCGTCGCGGCGAATGCCGGCGGTGGCAGCACCGCCCTTGGCTGGGCAGGGAGACCCCAGCTTGATGCCGCGCTGCTTGGCTGCGGCCAGTGCTGCCTTGGTGCGCTCGGAGATCCGGCGACCCTCCCACTCGGCAAAGACAGCCGCCATCTGAAGGAAGGTGCGGTCTGCTTCCGGCATGTCAGCGCAGACGATGGGGACGCCGGCTTCGAGCAAGCCGGTGATGAAGTGGACGTTACGCGCCAAGCGATCCAGCTTGGCGATCAGCAGGGTCGCGCCAGTCTCTTTGGCCAGCGCAAGCGCCTGGGCCAGCTCTGGGCGATCTGCCTTCTTGCCGCTCTCGACCTCGGTGAACTCGGCGATGATGTCATAGCCGGCGACAGCGTGGCGCTGGGCATCCAGGCCAAGGCCGGACTGGCCCTGGCGCTGGGTGCTGACACGGTAGTAGGCGACGTACTGGGTCATGCTGATCTCCCTGTTGATGAATAACTCACATGAGTTATATACACTATCAACCACTATGGTACAAGGGTGGTTGTGTATGTTTTTTGAAAAAAGGTAGTCAGATGACCATCAATCCCAATGTCCACCTGCGTTTGCGGCGATCTACACACGACAAACTGAGGGCTGCATTGGAGCTGTCAGCCCACCGCAGTCTGTCGTCACTGGCTGATGAGATCCTTGACCAGGAGCTGACGCGCCGCCTCGCAACCGAAGATGACACTGCCGCACGGGTGCTGTCAGAGCTGGCACAGCGCAATGGTTAACAGTCGCGCAAAAGGCTCACAATTCGAGCGCAGTGTGGCCACCTGCCTGCTCTCAGAGCTTGGCCTGGTCTTCAAAAGAGACCTTGAGCAATACAGGCAGGGCGACAGGGGCGACCTGATCTGCCAGGACATGGACTTCCCCTTTGTAGTTGAATGCAAGGCGTACCAGCGCGG